TTTACCATCAACAATAAGTATACCAAATATAGATAAAAAATCAGCCCAAATCCTCCTCTATGGTAATTTAATTAAAATTCTGAAAACTGGGGATTATCAAGCAAAAGTATGTCTAAAAAAAGATGGGTGTTTTATAAAAATAACATGGAACAGAGCGGTCAATACTGACGTAACCGAACTCAAAGAGCTTATAAAGGATAATGTTTATTATGATGCACCATAGAAAAATTAAGAAGATAATCTCCCACTCGAGATCAACATTAAATCCATGATCGACCCCATCTTGATGAAGATGGCGATAAATATTATCATTATAAAGACAAAAACCATAATTATCAACATCTCGAATCTTGTCATGCTTATTACATCACTCATGGCACTATCATACGAATTCTTCATTGAATTTTTCATCGTGGAATAAAAATTTTCTATCTCCCTAAAGTTGTTTATCTTGTTTATTTTTTTTAGTTTTTTTATTTTCTTTTCTGTTTCTCGTTTTTTTTCCAACATATGCATATGTACGTCACTGTCAATGGGAAGTCCAATAATGTCGTGGCTTCCTACAATTTTCGATGCTTTATTTATTTCTTTGCAATTTTTTCTGCAATTGCCACATTTATCAATCGGTAGTCTATTAAAATTTTCATATGGGTCCAGATCATATGGGGAAATTAGCTGTGGTACATATTGATCTGTTCCAAATGTCATATTATCCATTTTCGCAGGATATTTTATTTATATATTGAGTATTGGATATTTTTTTTCCAATTATATTACATAGACATAACATACACATTAATATGGACAGTCAAGAAAAACCCCCCGAGATACAACGTGAGTATGTAAAACCAAATATTTTGTTTCTCAAAGGGGTTACACGGAATGATTACAAATCAATAGAGGATAAATTCGACGAGAAATTGATGGAATGTGCATATTCAGAAAACATACCAGAAAAAAATGCAAAAATCTACGATAAAATACCAGAAAACTTTCGTGGAATGGAAAAATGGCCAACAAAAACTAATCTTAAATGTTGGAACTGTGATAGAAATTTTGAGACTGCCCCAAAATTTATACCGACAAATATGTATAAAGCCGGCTCGGAAATAAGCTCTGGCGTACTTGGAAACTTTTGTTCCTTTTCATGTACAGTAAGTGAAACAATACGAAGGTTTCAAGATAAAGAGGAGCTTTGGCAACATTTATCTTTCATAAAGGAACTATATTTCACATTTACTGGCAAGAAAGTAGAAATAATATCCCCAGGGATAGAAAAAACCGAGATGAAACAATATGGAGGCGATTTATCCTCCAGGGAATTCAGAGAAAAAAATAGAATAATTGAAGATACTTACATATCTAAAGGTCATAGATTAGAATTAGTTACCATTCTATGATAATATACCTATCATCCCACGAAATAGATATTTTGAACCCTTTGAACTCGTCTTTAAATACATCTCGAAAATAAATAAATGTCGATAATTTATTGTCTTTACCGTCAAGTCTCACCAGACCATTTTTTGCAAATGCCTTAGAACAGCCATCCAGCGCCGCTCTCAATACCAAATCTTTAAACAAAGGATATCCGTTCGACAAAATATCCTTGATTATCCATGGATAATACGAGATTAAATTTTGCTTAGTTACGATAAGTCTTTTGGATAGAATATTCCTAATAATCCTACACTTTTCGCATAATGAAAACCCATCATGCCAATTTGGGATCCTTAGTATTTTTTTAAACGTTTCGTGTTTATTACATTCACAATAGTTACGAATGGTTCTGGAAGATGAAATAAAATTAATATAATCTTTCAGACTTGTGATATGCTCTGATATCCTTATGTAGTCCATATCTGTTTCAGAGAGGGGTTAATGCCCTTTATGATTTCATAGCTCATGATTCAATTTTCTAAAATTTTCTCAGGTGTATGTAAAAATTTCATATATGCGATGCTTTGCATGCATGCATCTGCTATGTGATTAATCTTTCCCTTTGTCATCTTTGGAAGATTCCACCCATATAGTTCAGAAAGAAAAAGAAAATTTTGTGTTGCGTGTTCTTTATTTCCATCATGTGATGTTGAGTATTTGGCGATGAATGATTCTCTACTCCCCACCTTTGGATAATAGACCTTTCCCTTCTTGCCGGCATCTATAACAAATCTCTTTACACTAGGTAAATGTATGTCATAATACATCTCTAGTTTGTTTTCTATCACTTGACTTTTTCTGTTCATATTTTGTGATTCTATTATCACAAGATCAACACCATCCGTCGATAAAGTATCAAGATACTCTTTTAGCATTCTAGTTCTAAATGCTCTTGTCGTATCTTTAATTTTTTTTCCTCGCAGTAGATCCTTAAACCCATATGAAATTAAACGCCGTGTATCTCTAATATTTTGTCTGAACTCCATCAAATTATTTTCGTTCATTTTTCCATCTCGTATCTCTTTAAAAATCGCGGATCTCATCTCTGGGCAGTCTTCGATCATCGAATATCCAAATGTTTTATCTGCACAATCAAAACTTAATATTTTCATTTTAAGATGTATCTACTTTTATTCATAAATTTACAATATGAATTCAAAACCAAAATCTGGAGATTTTTGTGATATAACCGGAATAGGTGGGCTTGTGAATCCCAAGAATGCCAAAGATCTAAATTATGATGTCATAGAAAAAAATATGTTGGAGGGGGAGAGTAGCGATGATGAGGATGAAGATACTGATGAAGATGAAGACGTAGAAATTGATCATGTATCACAATTTACGGATAAACTTAAAAAATTGGAAAAAGAGCTCGGAGTTAATTTTGATGACTCTGATGATGGACAGAACGAAGATGAAGATGATGCGGACGATGATGAGGATGAGGGAGCTCCAAGCCAAGCCGTCACGGGAATTCCAACGGGTGAGGCTTCGCCGTTTGCAATCGCAAGGGCTGGCGGAGAGCTTGAGCAAATGACAAACGAACAACAAAGAAGAGATCATATTAACTCGGTTATGGGTGGAATACAATCTGATACTGTTTATAATATAGAAAAAGAAAGAGAGAATGATTATAGAGCAGATATGGAAGAAAAGATTGACATGTTGAGAGATACTCTTGACGAAGAGGGGGTCAAAATAGATCATATCCAGAAAAATTTGAAGGGTTTGAGCAATGAAGAAGTATCCGAGATATTAAGGATCTTAAAGATGAAAAATTATAGGAACCGATCCTGTACCCTCGCAGAAGAATTCATTCTTGGCGGTGCAGAAGCAATCGAGACAATATTTGATGGAAAAAATGTATTTTTCAAAAAATATAGGCCGGACTATACTGGATATAAAGACACAGTCAGCGTTAAACTGAGACGTATGAGACCGGATACTGCCACAGTGGTTGGAAATATTATGAGTGATTATAATATTGGCTCCGGAGCGAGAATTTTCTTGGAACTCCTTCCAAGTCTCATCACTTATCCAAGAACAAGGCGAAAACAACAGGGAGAGGACGATCTTTGCGACGACACAGAACTTAAGGCCGCATATAATGATCTGCAGGAACTTGATGAAGGAAGGAATGTATAATTTTGATCAAATTGTTAATTGCAGTTAAATAATTAATTTCAATTAAAAAAATGAAATTGCTTCCAATATAAGACTATATCGAATGCCTTATACGATTACTCCACTGATACCATTCACGACTACGATAAATGGTAGATTCTCAAATATTAAATTTAACGAATCAGAATTAATAAAAACGATAGAGAAACAGGGGCTCCCATCGACTGGGTTTATAATGAGGGCTGAATGTAATTTTGGATCCGTCCTTTGCCCAGAATATAAACCTCCAACGAAAAAAAAATTATCGAATAGGGGGAGAAAAAAGAAACTTGTTGTCAAGAAGCCAAGAAAAGTCCAAGGGACTGGAAAATGTTTTAATAGCCAGATAACATTTCTCGTCCAGACACTGAATAATAATATGTTTAACATAAAAGTATTTAGGCCAGGAGAATTTGAAATTCACGGTATTCCTAACGGAAACATTGATGAAGGATATGAAGCTATAGAAACGCTCAGAATATATCTCGCGACATTATTTAATTCCGACGTCGAAATGATGGAATTTAATGTCATTATGAAAAATTATAAGTTTTTAGTGCTACCATCGGATTCTGGGATTGATGATACCAAATTTGAAAATGAATATAAAAAATGGGAAAATTTTCATATGTCGAAATACATCATCAAGCTTGGAGAACTTTACAGTCTTTTGATGGACATGAAAAAAACACAAGATAGCGCAACAGAAAAAAATACAAAGAATATTCAAATATCTGACGTATCATACAGCTCAGAAAAAACTAGACTGTTATTAAGATTTAGCACTCCATCAATATCAACACCAAAAAAGAAAACGCTCATTGCGATATATATGAGTGGAAAAATAAATATACTTGGGGGCAAAGAGGATGAAGATATTGAAAAAATTAGAATTTTTATGAAACTACTATTCGAAAATAATGAGTATATAATGTCGAGTCTTAATTATGATTCGAGTTGCGAAGATTAGTCCTAAAATAACCCACGCCTGACTAATAAATCTGCAAATATAAACAATAATACAAGGCATGTGCCCTGAATCACCGATCCGAACGATGTTGGAGTTTTATAGTCGACAGCGCCATTAAACCTTTGAAGAACATTTATCGTGAATACATCACTTACGATGAACAAAAATATCATAAATAACAAAATAATTGATTTAAACTGCACCCCAGTCAGAACTTCGTTCACGAGCCCACCTAAACTATTATTTATATCTCCAGTGTCCTCTATTGGCGTTTCCCCGACGATTGTCTCATCCTTCATGGCTTTTAATTTTTTTGTCAGAGCGAGAGAAAGAATACCTATATCTTAGATATGAAAATTTGTTCATTTGGATAATTCACAAACTGGTAAAAATCGACAATATTTTCAGTAAAAAATCCCAGATATTTACCTTTTAATGGATTAAGTATATCACCTGCCAATATTTCGACCAGTTCGCCAAACTTTCTTTTTGACATGATTAATTTTTTGCCATCACAGTAACTCTTATGTCCCTCTTGAGTTTCACAAGGAAAGAAAATATTAGCCGGAGTCCCTTCGAGTTTGGGCTCTCCTATTTTTATGAGACCAGACATAACTGATGATAGATTGTTAATTAGCTCACTTTTTTCTAATATCATAAATTTATACAAAGTTTTTTTATCAAATTCATAGAATTGAGTGTCCATATGTTTTATCATTTTGGATATGAAAGGATAAAATTCTGTCATTTTTCTATTTATTTTTATGATATCATCTGGGTGATCGGGTAATATCTTTGACATATTTTCAGAAAATCTGGACGGATCCTTATTAAATGTTGTTATTAATTTTTTTATCTTATTTCTCTTGTCATTGTTTCTCTCTTTGTTGGAATAATTCATAAATTCTATAAAGAACAGTTTATACAAATAATTATCATAAAATCCCTTCATAACCCCATCTAATAATCCAATGTCATCTGGTTGCGCATCGTTCATCAACAATTTGTTAACTTCGATAATATTATTACGCAGATTTTTTACTGGGTATTTGGGATTACTTATGATTTCTTCATTGAAGTAAAAATTATATGTAGAATCGTCGACTAACACTTCATATCCCAAAAATTTACCCTTAAATTCCAATATATAAGATATATTTATGTCAACCTGTTTTCCAAGCGAAGCTATAAATACATCAGTATTTTTTCTTGGAAGGTCAAACTTTTTTGGGTCAAACGGGGAGTGAACGCATTTGCTGTCATTTCTTGTTACTAAATATTTCACAGGAGAAAATATTGTTTTTTTGTTCTGTTTGGTGGCACCGCCGACAGATAAAATAACCCCATAACATTTGTTGTGGCGATTTATAAATTTATAAATAATCTCGCCATAATTTTGTACTAAGTTTAGATCAAGATCTATTTTAGTCTTTCCTAATATTTGAGCAATGATTTGGGCAAATTTATCATTTTTGTTGAATGTTTTTGATTTTATTGCGAAAGATTTGAAGTAATCCTTTGGGATGATATTGTAGATCGGAAAGAACATTCCATCAATCTCCATTATAAACGAAAATTTCCCCTTGAATACGTCTATCGGGGCTCTTAAATGTTCTGCCTCGAGATATATGATGTTCGTATTATACAGTTTGGTCGCAGTTTCCTCGAAAAATTGATTCCAATGTTTAAAATAAATATCCACAATTGAGCTCTTTTTTATAAAAAGTTCGAATAAAGTATCGATGAGAATATCTACAGATTTGAACCATGTGCTCATCCTACCCCCAAGAAAGGACTCGACCGATACTTTTTTTATCTTTTTGCATAGATCTCCTATGAACTCTTCAATACTCAATCCCAAAATATCGGCAACACAAAATGCCATACCAATTTTCTGATGACCGGGCAAATGTTGTTCAACTCCGTAAGCATACAGATCATCAAAAATCTGGCCCATAAACCCAGACAAATAACCAAGGCGTCCAATTTCTATATACTTCCCATAACTCAATATATGGGTAGAATGCTCTGTTATAACTCTCCTTTTCGCAGATTTTTGACTTAAACAAAGATCATAAAGTTTTTTTTGCTTTGATTCTTTTTCGAGCTTCTTTTTCTTACAACACGGTAAACAATAGTTTTTAGGATGTTTACCAACTATAAAACTCATATGAGGATATGTTTTATTCGGACAACCATAAAATACTGGCTTGTTGAGGGTAAAGTTCCAATACTCTGTTAATTTATTTTTGCTAAAATCAGATAAAGCTTCATATTCTTCATTTGTATGGATAAGAGGTTGTTTGGGTTCTTGGCATAAAACAGAATAAACTTTTTTACTACCATATTTTTTCAAATTATAAAGTTCTGGGTCTTGTTCCTGTAGTTTTTTTAATTTCTTTACATCCTTTTTTTCTGACACAGAATAGACCCGTATTTTTTCTATTTTTAGAGAATTAAAAATAAAATTTTCAATAAATTCGAAAAATACATTAAAATCCCCTTCATCGACCCTTGTTATGTCAAACTTTATATCTGTTGTTCTATGTGTCATCCTCATTGTTTTTCCAGAATAATGTTGATCCCATTTAATCTTTACGGATGAATTTGTCAAATGATCATAGTAATTCGTCAATCCCATCACAACTTGCTTTATAGAATTTTTGTTGAAATTTATCATTCCTTTCTTAAATGTTAGCTGAAACCCCATCATCTGCAATCCCTTCATTTCCACAATCCCAGCTTCAGCATATTCTTTCCAGAGAGACTTTAAAAGCTTAAACCCGGAACTTAGCATCATTTTTTTCCAATAAAGAGAGACGCTTATATCCTTATATTTACATAAGTACTCATCTAGTTCTTTCAAATTGGAGTATAAATTAATTTTGGATGAAAGTTTATTTATATTGGAAATTATTGGATTAACATATTTTTTCGCTATTCCGATTAAATCTACGAAATTAATATTATCTTCTTCGTTCCACGTTGTTAATATGGAATAACCATCTGTGGTAATATTTAGCAACATATAATTTTTTGTATCTAATTTTCCGATACGCAAGGCAAGACAAATACCGCTTTTTATCGTGACTGGGACAAACGGTTCTGGTTCTCCGATTGCAGTCTTTTCCACAATTGACCCTGGGAAAAATGCTTTTATGTACGGAACCCGCTTTGATGTTTGGAGGAAATCCAATAAATTTCTGACATTTAACATATTTGGAGAGTTCATCGAGATTGTTGCCCTTAGTATTGCGGTTGATAGTTTACTACTTTTTTGTCTTGGGGAATATTTGGATTCCATAATTTTATTTTGTATATCGTATTTTTTTGACAACACAGAAGTTTCTATCGCTAAATCAGGATAATTTATTCTTATCGAATTTGGATCGCGTAGATATTCATTGAAGACGTCGAGGCTGAACCAAGGCCAAAATTTTAAAATAATACCATAATAAAACCTCTCAAAACTATATGTGCTTTGTACGTTTGAGTAAATATTTTCTCTGTTTTTTAAAATATTCTCCATATCTATTATAAATATATTAGGGAATTCTTCGTCAAGAAACTCTTCCCCCAATGACATAAAAATATCGTTAGATTCAACAAGCAGAGAATTTCGATTTTCATATAGATATTTATCTATCGGAATCTCAGCTATGCTCTCTTTTTCAGTTTTCAGAGAATCAATATTAACCACGTATATCCCTGCTTCATCTATTATTATTCTATATGTGGTCTTTATTTTTCCGTCGGATACCCAAAATATATGTTGTCTCCATGTATCAATACCGGTAACTATTTGGATTTTTTCTTTCAGATCTGTGAAGTTATCTTCCGGAAACACAGCCATATCTGGATATTTATTTTTCTTTGTAATCTGATCCATCGTTGATGTATCCTTTATGAATGCAAAATCATATTTTTGATGCTTTTTTTCGTCTTCTTCTGCCATTATATCCGCATCTAATATATCCTCTTCAGAGATCACAAGATCCCCTAAAAGTTCGTCGTCTTCATTTTTTGTATCAGTCATATCAACAATATTTTCCCCAAGATCTGGTATCCCGTCGCCAGGTAACTCTTCAGACCTAAATTCGGCATTCCCAGTTTTTTTCTTTGTATTTTTATCATACCCTATTTTTTCTTTCCACCCATTCCCATAAAAACTCCTCAATATCTTGGCATCGCCTTTTTTTATAGCTCTTTTTATACTCGATGGCGCAGAACCAACTATATAAATATCCTCAGATAAAAATGACCAAGGATCATCCGGGCGCGGTGTAAGTATCGATATTTTAAGAGGATTTTTAATGAATACATTTTCCATGTCAGCAAATATGATTATTTATATATAGAGATGGGTATTTTTATAATTCCATTTATTATCGTCTTTATCATTGTGTTATTGTTTTGGTCGTCCGGGACTAAGACAGTATTGGAAGATGATCATGAGAGCTATACGGTATATGATACTTCAGACTCCGATGTAGCATCTAATACACTAAAAAATCTTAATATGTTTAATATTGGCCTACTGAGACATCTGAAGAAGAAATATATTGATGGAGATATTTCCGGGGAAAATGGGAAACGGAAAATTATCGTAGAACGAATACTTAGCGGATATAGGCCAGACACCATATCAGAAATGGAACCATTTAACACGTTCGGATTTACTAGCTATACAGAAAATAAAGGAGAAAAACTTGTATTTTGCATCAGGGAAAAAAATAAAGAAGAAAACATACACAAACTCCAACTTCTAAAATTTGTCTCTATACATGAAATGGCGCATATCGGAACAAAACAGTATGGCCACCCAACCGAATTTTGGATGACTTTCAAATGGCTCCTTAAAGAAGCCGAAGCAAGCAATATCTATAAAAGCGAGAATTATATGTTATCCCCAACAGTATATTGTGGGATGCAAATAACGTATAATCCACTGTTTGATGTTGCACTAAAAAATATATAGGTGCATTTATGCATAATATTTCGATCTGACATATTTTTAAATTTGAATTGAAGATAAACTAATATATACGTATTAACTGCCTAAACCTGAAATAGAATGCAATTTCATGGAAAAATAATCAACAATACAGAATATGGTAAATACCCAAAAAGGACAGATTTTATTGACCAAAAGGTATCAAAAAAAATAGATGAACACCTTGACCAAGGAAAAGCTATGGCATTCAGACCAAACGATATTTTTGAGTCCAATTCTAAGGAAGATGGGTATAAGTATGCTTTATATTTATTCGGTATATTACCTGATGGATCCAAAACGACCGTTATTGTCGAGGACGTGCCAGTGTATCTATATGTAAAACGCCCAAAGGGTGTAAAAAATAGGCAATTTGAAGCGAGCATAAAGGCCATTTTGTGTGATAAAGGAGTACGTTATACCAAACTTACAAATGTAAGGGCATTTCCAGCCCAAGGATTCCAAGAAAAAACGAGCCATTACAAAGGTATATATTTCAAAAATATGTTTGACTACAAAAAAGCACTAAATATCCTAAAAACTGAATTTATCTTGGCAAATGATGATGAGTCATGTTATTACAGAAAGGTCGCGCGAGAAGGAACAATGTCGTTGAGTAATTGGAATATTATAACCAATTACAAAATCGATACAGAAAAAGATATCAATTGTGAACATGTCCTCAGAGTATCTATCAAAAATATCAGAGAAATGGAAAAAATACCTGATCAACTGATGCAAGACAAAATGATTTTGATGACGTGGGATATCGAGACATATTCTCCGGAAAAGGGAGAGATTCCTCAGCCGGGGAACGAAAATGATATTATGAAGGTTATTTGTTCAACATTTCATTGGGTCAATTCGGCGGTTCCATTCCTAAAAGTAGGATTGACTACTCATAAATCAATAGCATTAAAAGACACTCTTATTATATATTGTAAAACGGAAGAGGATTTAATTCGAGGATGGGCCACGTTATTTCAAAAAATGCATCCTGAATTCTTGACTGGGTTTAATGATGGAAATTATGATATGCCTTGGCTTTTCGAAAGAGCAAAAACTTACGGGATGCTGATATATTTAAAAGACAAGATGCATATATTATCATGTAACGAAACTGCAGAAAATATCGAAAAATGGACGTATAAAACCGAAATAGTAAAAATAGATCCAGAATTAAATCTATTTCCGCATGTATTTAAATGTGCTGGACATATTCCGATCGATACAATGGTCGCGCTCAGAAAAATTCATCCGAGAGATGAAAAATATTCTCTCAACCATTTCTTGGAAAAATATAAGCTTGATTCGAAAGAAATTATGGAATACGACAGAATGAGACAAATATTTGAAACAGGAACTCCAGAAGAAATTAGTGAAATTATCCATTATTGTGTCATCGATGGGCAAAGATGTCAAGAATTACTCGAAAAAGTTAAAGCAATAAAAAAGAGCAGAGAAATGGCAAATTTATCGAGAACAAGCATGTATGACGCATCATTTAGAGCTGATTCGATGAAAGTAAAAAATATGATGATGTTTTATGGAAATAAGAAAGGTCTCGTATACAGTCTATCCGCATACAAACAAGGAGAAAAAGGAAAATATCCCGGAGGATATGTATTCCCACCTATTAAAGGTCTTAATACAGAAGATCCGCTTGTTGGTTTAGATTTTGAATCGCTTTATCCCAGTCTCATCAGAACCTATAATATAAGTTTTGAAAAAGTCGTAAAAGATAAAGAATACGCAGAAGAATTACAAAGAAGAGGATTCAATCTTCATCACATGGAATTTCAGTTTAATGGAAAACTTATACAAGGGTGGGTCGTCAGACACGAAATGGATCCAGAAAAAATGGGTGTTATACCCTTAATTTTAGGTGAACTATTTGATAAGCGCAAGGAACTCAAAAAGATTCTCAATCCAGCAGCAGATCTTTTGGAAAATATCGGAAAATATGATAATCTTGACAAATTAAAAGAATTTTATGCTTCGATGTGCACGAATAAAGAACACCCAATCGCTCCAAATGCTAAAGAAATATTCGACGCCGTAATTTACGACCCCAACTTATCATTCGACGATATAAAATCTAAAATACAACTCATTTATGATGATGTCAATGTTAAACAATTGGCATTAAAAAGATTTATGAACACATTTTATGGAGTTATGGGAACACCGGCATTTCCGCTTTATGATCCTATGCTTGCCGGAATGATTACACTCAGCGGTCAATACAATATTAAAATGGCTGAAGCTTTTGCGAAAAATAGAGGGTGTTCGGTAAAATATGGCGATACAGACAGTATTTATGCGTCTCCCCCTAGAGGTCTGTTCTGGGTTGTCAAAAACAAATATAAGGAAGAGAAGATGACTCGCGATGAATATTGGACCGCAAAAGTCATCCTTACAAGGGGTTTCATGACCGATCTTCTCAATCAAATCAACATAATGCTACGAGCCGATAATCATTGCCCATATCTCAGAATGGCATACGAAGAAGTATTATTCCCGTCAATACTCATGGGGAAGAAAAAATATTGTGGCACCGCTCATATGGGAGATGTTTCGTTTAAAACCGATCGCCCATTTGTTAAGGGCTTAGAATACATAAAACAGGGAGCTTCGCCTATATTGAAGCAAAATAGCTTGGAGATAATAAGGGAAGCCTTAGATATAAATAATGAAAGAAGTTTGAGAGATATTGTTGAAACAAAGATAAAGAAAATTTATGAGACTGATTGGCCCGAGAGATATTTCATTCGCACTGCCACATTTAAACCTCATAAAAATAATGTGCCGGTGCAAAGATTCGTCGCGAGAATGAAGAGCGCGGTATCTAATGATCCAGCATGCGCCCCTCCAGAACCGGGAGAAAAATTTCAGTTCGTCATGATTGAAAGATTACAAGAATTTGCAGTCTCAGGAAAAAGAATAGAACTGAAAAATGGAGACAAAATGGAATACCCAAATGTTGCGAAAAAGAACGGGCTAAAAATAGATCTCGATCATTATATGACAGGATCTATCGTAGGAGCGTTCGCAAGGTTTATTTCATACCATCCGGACTTTCTATTAGGCGAAGATGGCAAAGAATTAGAAGATGCCGAGAATGTCAAAAGGGCGACACGCCATCTAACGAATTTTATAAAATCATTCCAGCAAAAAGAAGACTATGTGAAAATCGGCAGAGCTTATAGAAAAATATACAATTCTTCAGTGAAGGAGAAAAATCGGTTAATTGAGAAATCATTCGGGATTTCTGGCGTCGTTATGAAGAAACTCAGTGTCACTGAGGGAACCGATATGGATACATTTATGAAAAAGGTAACATCTTTTGCCTCCGAAATATCCAAGAGCCTGAATTATGGCGATAAATTCCTTAAAAAATATGAACAACACATAAGACTAACTGGAGGGAAGTTTGATATATTTATGCTTAATGAATATGTGGTCAGCAAAAGAAAGGGCACTATTATAAACGATAGATTAAAATTCCTCAAAATTAGTGAATCCAAACTTATCCCACAAATAAGAGAACTTGGACAAAAAGTGCTTGAAGTATCCAAAGAATTCGATACGAGATTTACAGAATGGATTTTGAAAAAAAGAAAAGGCATCGAATCTGACCTAATAATGCCAGATATTGATAAAAATAATATAGAAAAATTTTACGAAGCGTTCTCGAGATTGACATCTATTTTCAGATGCTGGGACGAATTGCAAAGTTTATCGGCAGCCATAGTGGCAAAAAGGAATAAAGGTTGCAAAGAAATGCCAAAAAATATGCACTGGACTCAGGCACCAACCTTGGCTTATAAAATTTAATTTAATAGGAAGATTTTTAATATTTTCTTCAGAGAAACTGCAAAATGATCGTAATTATTTTCTTATGTTTTTATTTTTTGGGTATTATATACAGCATTGAAAAATATTTCCTTGGGATGAATGTAAACGAAGGATTAATAATCGTTTTGATCGTGTTTCTCACAATTCTCATATTTTATAAATTTAGGTTTGTAAAATCCCAGAACGATGATTCCTGTTTGTGCTATGTCAGAGGTGCCCCAGTCATAAATATGAACGGATCAAATGAAAATATGGCCGATCCGGCATATGCAAAAGTAAACACAATTTCCGATATAGCGAACATAGAAAATTTTGGAAACGCTACCCTATTTGGCCAAGATGACGAATCTAAACGCGGTCTTACTGGGACGGCTTGGAATGATATTATGGCCAAACAAGAAATTGAAAAGGAAACATTCGAAAGCCAGAGAGTTTTCGCAAAAAATGTAAAGGACCATTCTAAAGTGCCGTCAGTCCCAAGTAGATACATCTATGATGAACCTGTGTCATATCACGGCATGAATGCTGCGAGGATGCGCAAGTATTGCACAGGGCAAAAGATCCTTACACCGGATGTTAGCCAGTATGCAACATCCGTGCCCAGTCTTAGGCCCGAGGACTACTACAACTAAATTCCTTGAAAATAATACAAAAAAAATATTAGCACATTCCTTGCTAAATTTATTTTTTTTTGCTCAATAAGCATGGAAAATTGCAATATAGGTATTGGGGTTGTTGTTAAATTCATCCCGTCTTTGGAGAGACATATCATTACACAAATATATCCCATCTTTCCTAATAACGGTCGCCGTATAATGACCACCACTGAGACATCCACTGTGATCTATATGGGCAACAAGTGTATAATCTAAAGTTCCGCCCCCCATCTTCGGGACAGAAAATTCGTTCGGTATATATTTTTCGCTTTTTTTCTTATATTTATTCATGACGATGAAAATTATTTCTGGCAACATTCTCAGACGGTGTTCCCTTAGGCCATCGCTCATTTCTCCACATTTAGGACATACATAACCCTCTAATTTTCCTACGTTTCGACATAAAAATCTGGAGAATTTTTCCGGAGAATCGACTTCGACATTTTGGAAATAGTCTAACTGTGTGCATATATCCAGTTCTTCCGATACGTGTTCTTTGCATTTTCCACAATATATCTTTAGCTCATACCGATGACTAAACAATCTGCGAAGTTTACCTATGTTGAGAATATCGAGCAGAAGAACGAAACATTCGCTCGCACTTTCTTGCTGAGAGCCAAACGTTGTATTTTTTCCTTGAGAACCTTTGGAATTTTCGGTTAATTTTTGACAAAGCGCTCTCGAGAGAAATTTTGAATAACCAGTGGTATTCTCTTTCGCCATAACGGCTTTCAGGAATCTGATATAAACCATTAAGACAATATTTTTTTGCTCTTTTTCGGTACCCTCATATTTTAAGATAACATCGTTAAAAGATGTACAACTCGTCAGGGCCTGCAACAGACTGTTAAAATAACATAAAACCCCTGTATTTTGTAGTGGAAATGCTTCTGGATACATATTTTTCTTCAGTGTCTCAAGGGTGTCTGAATCCATGTCCTCAATGCTTGTCATCTTTGACCTATATATGTATGCTATATGTACAAATCTACAATTTCAATTTTTTTAATTTTTAGTCTAGTGATATTAGGGCCGAATCTCTTCTATTTTGTCCATTTTTAATGTATAGCCTCTTAAACAATCTTGACCCTTTGGTGTAAAACAATATTGTTTAAAAACGACATATACTCTCAATTCCTTATAAAGAAAATTTTCAAATGATCCAGCATGTTTGGGAACATTTACCCAAAAATACCACTTGGAAAAGGGCCTCTTAAAATCCGGATCTACTGCATGTTTGACCAATTTATCTCTGGTTTTATCCTTCGTTATTTTGAAATGCAATTTTCCAAATTTGTCTATCTGGACTAATTCTCCCTTGAGTTTCAAGAGCATTTTCTTGAGAGTATTTCTCAAGAATATTTCTCGAGGGTATAATATCAAAAAAATATTTTTTATAATGGATTTTCGATAATGTTTTTTATAATGGATTTTCGATAATGTTTTTTTGTGACAAATTTTTTAAGTAAAGTTCATAATTCTTACAGACGTCTCATCGTGTTCCCATATTGGTCGGAATCCTGACCATATCTTCTTTCTCCTGCCTTTAACCCAGTAAGAGATTCGTTGGCAATATACTCCGTGAGATCTGGTCTGATGATGGTATCGCCACTCGCAATAAGTGAACGATCAATGCTAGTATTAGACCAGAGCTTGTATCTCATTACTCTGTATAAGTTGGTGATAAACACCAAATTTCTAACAAGAGAGGTGTCAAACCGGAGCTTGCCAAGATTTTGAAGTAGACGTTTGTTGTCCTCAGAACCAACATCGACGTGCTGTATTCTCTTTTCCATATCTGCACCTACGCCAGATATATAAGTAAGTTTCCCAGGTTGCCCTCTATTCGCAACAAAATTTCCAAGGCGACCGGGCGGTCCTGCCTCGTCATGTGCGGCAGTATCTGTTGGCCCGCCTGTCAGTATACCGAACAATGATTTATTGAATACCTGATCACTAAGGAATTTGGGCCTGCCCATATCTAACATATTATTACCGCGGAATATGCGAGTAACGTAAGTGCGGTAATCCTCCCGTGTAACGCGGGCATATGGATCCACAAGCAACCTGACAAACATATCTCTCCCTCCAGTCGAAGGAAGTACTTCAATTCTTGTCTCTCCTTCGCCAAGTGGAACCCTAAACATCCTAGTAAGCATATGGTCGAAAGTAAACGAATAATTGTAAATATTCGCCAACGGAACCTCTCTCATTATTGCATGCACGCTTATTGGTATGATATTCATGTCGAGAATGTTAAGAATTCTTATATCATTGCGATCCCGAGTCATTGTTTTTTGCAAATGCTTCAAAATATTTTTTTCTTGTTCTTCCCGGAAGTTACTTTCAGTAAGTAAAATGGTCTTTTGGATTAATTTTTCAGATATTTGATAAGTCGCCATTTTTTTATCGGTCCGAATACCACTTGTCTTAATACCATCGCCCACGATATCATGCAATGCGAAGAACCCAGCAACACCACTCATTTCAAATTGACCCTTATAGTGTTTTGTATCGTTCACGAACCGTACCATTTGAATAAACCTCCCAACAAATTTAGAAGCACGATCGACATCCAATTTCTCTCTTCTCGCGAAGAGTATGTTGGATTTCTCGAGCAATTCTTTGAATGTTGAGAAATTTTCTAATCCTACTTTAAGATCAGAGTTAGGCAAAATTCCCCTTGCACCATAAATAAATTTAAACTTATCAGTACCTATCGGATTGAATGGCATTGTATATAAATGCTCTTTATCACCCTTTCTCGCATTAGAGAAAATATCGGTCAGAGTAGAAATTGGCATAAATGGTGCTACATTGTTCGCAGATTTAAAATCTTTAATGAAAGATTCGTTAATTTCGAAATAAACCGGAGAGTCGTTCAGTTCAATTCTCACAGAATCAGAGCAACTTATAATAGATTGACAACCTTTTATTGAAGCTGTGAGAATCTTTATGATCATGACCCCCTTTGTCGGGATACATTTACTGAGTCGTGTTTCTTGCACAAGTTTGCGATAAAATTCAGACTTTTTGAGAAGTACAGAGAAAAGTTTGATATAATATGGGAGTTTACCCTTGAGATTTTCCTTTTGCACCATTGGAAGATCGACCAAATTGTCATACAAGTTAAGTTTATCTCCATTCTTTTTAGTGTTTGTTAAGATATTGCGTAATATATTGGCCAATGATCTGAACAAGAAATTGTCTGGGTCCTTACTGACGATATCAATTTCAAAATCGTTCCAGCTTTGATCATGCAAAACTGCGTTTGCGAATGTTCCGTTTGCGAATTTTTCGATCAATGGGCGATACATTTTTTCGTTGGTAGAATCGTATGAATCACCAAGATATCTGTATAATAGCTGATTGAACAATGCGAAAATACCCCTATGTTCTGTTAAAGATGTATCATTCCACGGAATGATATTTAGAACCTGATTACTAATCTTTTCTATTACGGGCCTTTTCATCTGATCTTTATCTACGTGTGCCATCATTTTGTTTATATTTTTTCCGAACACCATATCTAATTTGCCCTCACCTTCAGCCTCCCCAGCACCAAGTGCTGCTCTAGGGGCCCACCACTCAACAAGTCGTATCCCATCGACATTTTCTGTGTCGAAATAAACTATTTTTGCGATTTCTTCTTCGTAGTTATTGAAATCATCTTGACCAAAATCTTGAGTTAAAAACCTGAATAATCTATCGACACTGATAGAAAATTTTTCCATGCTACTATTTGTTTCTAGATCAAATGACCTTTTAGAGCCATCTTCAACTTCTAAAACATTAAAGCAGTTATCCATAAATTCAGATTCTAACCAATAAATGCTACCTACCGTTTCTGGTTCCTCCAAAGATTTCGTTATTTCTTCGGAGATATTGCCCCTAAGTTTCTCCATGAAATATTTTACGGAAGAAAGCATATCAACGACGGCTTCGTACAAATGCGAATAGTTTATTTTGAGTCCATTTTCATCTATGCGAACATCAACGAGCCCATTTGAATCAGAGCAGAATCCAAAAATATTTTCTAATAACTGTCTCATCATTTCTTTACCTGCGATCTTACTTCTGAGGACCGTATTAAGAGCCTGTTGAGCGTCTTTATCGGATCTTAATGCTTTCACTGTCCTACCATCCAATGGACCACCGACAATTTTTAGAACATCACCTTCCATAACCTTGGAAAACCCTTCAAACTCGCCAGTATCATCGCTAAGTATATCCTTCTCCAGCTTAAAAACAAAGTTGCATAGGCCCGATGTTTGAATTTTAAACTGGTTCAGAAGTGTGAAGATACTGCCCAAAGTGTTAACTCCTACAATGACAGTTTCATGGAATAAAATATCATATATCCCACTATGCTCAACAAATGAACCCATACTCTGCAAAAGTTTAACTATGATATTAAACCTTTTTTCAATGTCGGAAGCCTCGTCAAGTTCTCTTTGTGTTTCCTTTATTTTTTCAGCAAAACTGAAATCGAATGCGGCATTTTCTTCGCTGATTGCGAATTTTTGAAACTTCCTTTCAATCATATCCCGGAATGATGATATTTTTTTCATATCATTGAAGTCAAGTTTAGCCATATATTCGGTATCTGGTTTCTTGTCCATCGGCACGATCGATAAATCTCTATAACGCCTTGAGGGGGCCGGGCGAATATCATACTTAGCATCTTCTTCGTCCGGAAGGATCGTAATACCAGATATATTATCTTCCAGGAATGATTGCCCCGATTCGGTTGCCTTCCTCCTTTCTCTACGGTTTATTGTGTCGAAATACTTTGACCTATCGTCTTTTGTAATGAGCCCAAATCTGCGATTAATTTCCTTTATGAATCCATGAATAGAAGCGTCAACTGGGTTAGATGTGCCTTTACCCTTATAGAAATCGTGGATAGTATTTATCGCACTTATCACAGTCTTTGATTCATCATCCGTATAATTTCCGGCATCCCTATGTTTTGCTTTTATAAATATGAGTCTAATTAGCTCGGAGAACGGGGTTCCTAGTTCGGGCAACATAGAAAATTG